CCGACGACGCCAGCTGCGCGTAATGCGTCACCGTGTCATGGAAGTTCTTCAGGTCAGACGCACTGAACTGCCCCAGCTTCGCATCCTTGTTCTTCGACGCCCAGATCGCATTGAAGTACGCCTGCCAACGCGGGATCTGATTGCCGTCCTTGTCAACAAAGTCCGCCGAATCGACACCCAATGCCCACTTCTGCGGCACCGAATGGGTCTCAGCGGCCAACTGCAGATTCGTCAACGCACGAGCAGCAGCATCAGCGAGAGGCTTCACATCCTCGAACTCAGACACGCCATCCCATGAACCAAGACGCCGGCGGTTCAAGAACATCACCAACGGCACACGGCCCAACCGGTGACGGTCAACATCCACGACCTGCCAGCCATGAGAACCCTTCTCAAGCCAACGTGTCTCATCCGGCAGGTACAAGGTTGCGTACTTCGCGGACCCGCTCTCATCATCACCGTAGAACCGTGCGGCACGACGTATCCGACGATGTCGGCGGTCAATATCCACCGCCAGTTCACGAGCCGACTCCACCTGAATCAGCGGGTGCTCCGGATCTTCCTCATTTGACCCCACGGACACGAACCCGCGCCCCACGATCAACGACTCCTTGTGGTGTACGTTCGACTCAGAGTCAAGGTTGTTCGCGTCCCAGCCCTCACGCAGCGCCTCAGATGCCTTATCCTCACCCGGCATGTAAAACGCCCGCATCTTCAGACGGTCAGCGACACTATCTGCTGTTGTGCGGCACCAGTTCGCCCACGTGTAGAACCGGCGCAGATCCGGCGGAACCGCCAAACCCATCACTGGCAGATCCCACGTCCCCTCGTAATACCGAGAGTTCTCGCTGTCGCCAGCAAACGTACCCGAGAGCTTCGACTGCAGGCCCTCAAGCATGGCACGGTCTTCACTGCCAAGAACCGCCATGTGCGCCTCCAATCATTCACAGACAGAACATGCGCGTATCTGCCTCCACGCCCCACCCTGCAGCGTGCGCGTCTGACGCTGCCTCATGCGCAAGGATGCGCGACATGGCAACGTCGATCTTCTGATGTTGAGTCGGTTTCCCGAGAATGTACTTCTGACCCGGCTTCGCGATCTTCCGAGCATTCGCAAACGCCATCGCCGCCAATGGGCAACCGTCATGAGTGATGCGCTGATGCGTCAGATCCGTCTGGAACCTCACCAGCGCGTCATACATCCGTGAGATAGACCCGGTCTTCCACTGGAAAACCCGGTCATCCCCATACGACACAGCCCACGAATCAATCTCCGTGTACCAGCCGTGCGGGTCACAGTAGAACCGTTTGACCTTGAACCGCTCGAACAGCTCGTCCACCGCAGCGTCAACCTCGCCGCGAGGGATCTCACCGCCCCACTCCTCCGGGTTCCAGATGGTCGGGCGCCGGTCAGGGCCATAGCGTGGCGTGAACGTGAACCCGTCGATGGTCTCACCTTGAATCGCGGTGTGATCGTCATTCTCACTGCCATCGATTCCGAGACAGATCTGCGTGCCGTCGTCAGGCTGAGGCAGCCATTCCACCTGCGTAAGCTGCATCCCACACACCATCCTTCAGCCACGCACCGGCACCCGACACCAGCCGGTTACCGAAGAACCGCTCAGCCTGCGCGGGGTCGGTCTCCATCAGCTCTGACGCTTCGGCCTCAATGTCCGACAGGTTCACCCACGGGGAACCGTCGTACACGTACCGGTGGATCTTCGCCCGATCCCGCTTGTTTCGATACGACAGATCGGTGGGCGGCTGACGATAGAACTTGAAGATGTCCCTCGACTGCGACTGGAACGTCTGCTGAGCCAACGAGTTCTCCGCCGGATCCCAAGCATTCGTCGTCTCAATCGAACGACCACCCATACCGGCCAAACCACGGCGCTGCGTCTGCGCCACCGAGATCAACCGGTTCTCCTTCGTGTACAACCCCGTCTCATCCTGAATCGCAAACGTAATCGGCTGACCAAGACGAGACTTCGCAGACGAACTCACCACATCGATACGGTTCGACTTCGGGCCACCATCCCCGTCAAGGACTCGGATGAATCCCTCACGAATCGCCATCAACGCAGTCAACGGGCCATCCAACAGCATCGTCGTCAGCGGCCCGTACACGTTCCCGACCTGCGCC